GAACCAGACGTAGGGAATCGGGTTAACGATCACCCAATCGTCACCCCGGGGCTCCACGCTCCATGAGCGCTGGAGCAGGCCGGTATCCACCGGGGTATCGGCCGCCGCCTCAGAGGCCACTTGCTCGGCCACCGCGCGCACCCCTGGCCTGGCCTCCCGCTTGGGGGCCGCCCGATCGGTGATCGTAAACCGCGTCATCAGGCTATGGCAATCACCGTGGTTGGCCCCTCGTACCGGGCGATTTCCGCGTCGATACGGGGGAGCAGGGCCGCACCGAAGTTCATTGAGTCGCCGTAGCCCGTGGATTGGATGGGCAGGGTACCCAGGGGCACGCCACGCGCGGCGGCGGCCCGCGCGCACCTGCGCAACAGCGCCATGGCCAGCCAATCGGTGTATGGCTCCACGTCGTTGTACTGGCCCTGTAGGCCCAGCTCGGCGTAATAGATGCGTGCCAGGCCCGTTTCGGACAGCTCCGAGAGCGGCACGTTGAGCCACTCGCGCACCTCGTCAATGGTGGGCACCGTGGCCGAGGCGGGGCCTGGCGTCGTCATCAGCTACCGCCGCCGCCAGCGCCCGTAGTGCGCGCCCTAGCGGGCTGGGCCGGTGCCGAGACGGCACGCTGGCCGCCGGCCCCGCCACGCACCGAGGCCGAGGTGCCCTGAGCCGAGAGATGCCCGGCCAGGCCAGCGATGGTAGGCACGTCACCCTCCACCTTGACGGCCGCCGCCGCATTGGTGACGGCCATCTTGCCCCTGGCCTCAGCGAGGAGGACCATCTTGTTACGAAGGAAATACTCCCCGTGACTGTCGGTCATGAGCAGCGTGGTTTGCTGCCGATCGAAAAACGTCATGGCCTCACGCATGTCACCCACATAGCAGGTGCCCGACTCCAGCCCAGGCACCGATACCGGGGTGAGCCCCCAGAACACCCGGTTAATATCGCCGGTAGTGCCTAGCAGCTGCTGAATTGAGACGTCGAACGCCGCCCAATCGTAGGGATTCAAGAGCACGGCGTTGGGGGTGTACCCTGCGTCGTCCACCTGAGCGATAGCGAACCGGATGCCGCCCAGCAGGTCCAGGCCCGCCGCCGAATCGTCCAGCTCCGGTATGTTCTCATCCTCGGTGAGGGCCGTGGACGCCTCGGCGTTGATGCGGCGCACCACACCGCGCCTCAGCATCGTATCGACAACCCCACGGATCATGGGAATATCGTCCAGCGCCTGGCGTGTGATTCCCTTCCACCAAGCATACGTAGCCACAGGCATTGCGCGAATCTCACCGGACAGCCGCGCCTCTGGCTTAACCTGGCCCTCTGGCACCTCAGAAGCCATCGCCTCCAGGTCGGGGTACCAGTAGTAGTATTCGATGCTGCCCATGTTGGTCGGTACCCGGCCAATCACATTGAACAGCGGGAAACGCTCGGTTGGGAACGTGGGGCCCGCCCATTGCTGAGTGGGTGCGAAATCGGCCGCGCCCGAGGGGCTCGTGGCCATGATGTTCTGCCCGGTAGGCCACGAAACCGTGCCGGTTACATCGAACGCATCACCGTGGATGGGGCCGGATTGCCGCTCCTCCACCGTGTCGTACCGGCCGGTAACGCCGTCCAGGAACGGGCCGGTAATCTCGAAAGCGCCCGAGGTGCCGTGCCCGTGCTTGCGATACTCCGCGAACTGCTCCGAGGCCGTGAAACGAGAGCCCCAGGTGCGGAACACGCCGCGCTCCTCGGGGGCCCGCTGGGGCCGCCCATTGCCATCACGCCGGTTACGCTCGGCGTCGGCCTGGGCCTGGGCCTCCAGGTGCGAACCATACACCTTGATGAACTTGGCCGAGCCCTCCTCAGCCTTGGTGATCCGCTCGATTTCCTGATCTAGGAACGAGAGCCGGCCCACGATCGAATCGAACGTCTTGCGCTCATCCTCGGTGAGGTCCCGCTTCTCACGGTTGGCCAGCTCTTGAAGATTCGCCAAGACCTGTGCCTGCGAAGTCCTTTCCTCAATTTTGGACTTCAAGTACACATTCGTTGCCATGTGGCCGCCTCCGGGGCGCGTAGTTGCTAACCTCAGCGCGCTATCCGGGGCTAGCGCACCCCGGAGGAGACGGCCGGTCTCATGGTTCCGTGCGGGGCTCACGAGGGGCCTGGCCGGGTATGGCTCCGTGCGGGGCTCACAGCCGGTTATGGCCAAGGGTAACCGAGGGCCCCGCCGGATGTCCAGCCGGGCCGTGTAAACGCTGTCCGTGCGGCCCGGTTTCCCCACTCGGCCCGCCGCCTGGTGCATAAGTGAGGGCCGTGTGGATGGCCTCACACAGCCCTCACAACCTGGGCAAATCCCGAACAGACTGCCCCTGGTGTAATGAGGTGCAAACGGGGGTCCAGGCCGCCAGCGTGGCTCTCAGGGCCGTACAGGGGCTATTCACCACTGTGTTACCGGCCGGTAACCTGCCATAATCGCCACATCCCCCGGCCGATGTAAAGCAACGTGCCCGCCCAGGCGATGAACGCACCGAGGCCACACGCCGCAACCGCCACGAGCACCCAGGCCCACCAAGGCACTAGGCGTCACCCACGGTCGGCCATCCTGGCCAGCACCGCCGGGTCCACGCAATCCTCGGCCAGCGCCACATCGTAGGTAACCGCCAGCAGCGCCGACACATCGGGCAGCGCCGCGCGCCGCGTCTCCAGTATCCGGGGGGCATCGTAAGACGGCACCGCCCCATCGGCCGTCGCCAGCAGGCACACATGGTGAAGCTCGGCCTCTACATGCTCCCGCGCGCCATCGGCTCCCACGCGCTCCTCCACGGGCATAAACCCAATCGAGGCCGCGTCCAGCTCTCCATCCTTGGCGCGCAGAAACGCCCGCCACCCCTCCGGGGTGTCAAAGAACCGGAGCACCGCCCACACATCGTCGGGGTTAGCCTCCCACGAGACGGGCCGCGCTACCGGGGGCCGCTTGAATACCCCCGTCCCATCGGTGTGAGCATCGGTAAACGGGATACGATCACCCCGCGTCTCCACCGAGCGTGTAAACGCACCGCCCACGAATCGCTCACCGGCCGCGCCCGCCTGGGGCGTGCGGAACGACGTCTCGCCGTACCGGCACACCAGCATCGTCGCCAGCCGCTTATCCTCCTCAATGCCGCGCAACTCCACGCGCGACATAGCCGTTAGCTCACCCACTGGGCACCTCTCCTCCGGTAAGCAGGCTTATCCTCTGCGACGCTTGCTGGGCCGCCTCGGCCTCGGCCTTTTGCTCGGCCGTCAGCGGGGGCCGGTCCTCCAGGTCTCTAACCTCATCGATGGTAATGAAATGGGCCTCCAGGCCAATCTTGTGAGCCGCGTACCGCGTGGCCGTATCCGCCCTCAGCAGCGCGTCAAGATTGATCTTCATATCCTGGCCGCGTGGCAGCTCCGAATCACAACCCGATTCCATCCGGGCCGCCCACGGGAGCAGGCAGAACCGGGCCAGCTCAGTAAACCGCGACTCCACGTTCGCGTACGTATCCCTGGCCTGGGTAAGCCCCAGCATGTACGGCGGCACCCCGAATATCAGCGCCCACGCCATCGTGGAATAATCCCTCATCTGGGCCAGCTGGAGCGCCGCCGGGTCCAGGCCGATAGCGTGAAACTCCGTCGTAGCGTTGAGCACCGCGATACGCTTTTTCGCTCCGCCGTGCGCCCGCATCCAATCGTCCTGTAGCTGCCTGGCCTTGGGCTTAGTCAGCTGAGGGGCGTTCACCTTGAGATACCCGTTCGGCACCCCGCTCCGCAGAGCATTAACCTCATAATCGGACAGCTGCCCGGCCAGCATCATGTCCCACCAATGCGCCTGGAGCAGCCCGATACCCCGCAACCCATCACGCACCAGGCCCCGGATGACAATAAGCTCCTCATCCGCGAAATGGTACGGCTCCGCCGCCCCGTCCAGCTCGGCCAGCTCCGGGGCAATCGGGGCCCGCGTCGTGACGTACCCGCCATCCTCGATATCGATAAAGTTAGGATGCAACTGCCACAGCGGCGGAGCCGGTGAGCCATCCTCAAAACGCGACGGCACATACCACACCGATTCACCCAGCCACAGCATAGACGTGAAACTCCACGAACGAAACTCCATCGGCGTGTACCGCCACTGAGGCACCGGCCCGCCGTGGATACGCCCATCACGCCGCCGCGCCTGGGGGTCCTCTATCCACGGGGGAGCGTCCAGCCGCTCCCGGCCGCGCCGCACCTGCCACGGCATCGCCGCCAGCGTATCCGCAATAATCGACGTACACCGGGTGACAGCCGCCGGCATCCGCACGCTCGGCCACCACCCCGCCCCCGGAATCGGATTGCCCCACGGGCCGCCCGTCCCATCCTCGGAATCCTCCGGGCCCTCCCACCACAACCCCGGGGTGTCCACCTCCCACCCATCGGGACTGTTGAGGAGCACGTCCCGCCCATCGGTGGCCGTACGCACACCCACCGAGGGCCCCCGCGCCGGGGGCCGCCCACCAGGGAACGGGCTCGGGAGAGCCGCAATCGGGAACGTCACCAGACCACCACCCGCCACCAGTACAGGGCCAGCCGCCACCGGCCCCGGGCCACCAGCCAGATACCTACCGCATCAACGCCACGACGCCACGCCAGCCGGGCCCGCACCCGCCGGGGCAACGGCTCCAGCGGCACCGGCCACCACGCCGGCCTCACGCGAACACCGCCGGCTCCTCGGGGTCCTCACACCCCTCCGGCACGTGCCCATCGGCCCACCACCCGCACGTAACCGCCGACATCACCATCCCAGCCGCATCACGGTCCCACGCCCACGCCCCCCCAACCTTGCGTCGCCGCGCACCCCCAACCGCCGCCTGGAGCACCGGATGATCACGCAACATCAACTCAGCCGGCCTCGCCGTCAACGCATCAAACACCTGGCCACTAGCCGCCGACGCCTGAGCCGCCGTCAACCGCACACACCGCTTGCCGATCGCCTTACCCACCGCATCGGCCGCACCCCCCGCCGGGCCGCTCCCGTCCAGCCCCACAATCCCGCTATGCCGCGTCGCC